AATACGGCCTGGCAAAACGGCTCCCGCTCACAGAACGCAACGGTTTCAAAGCCGCCGGTCATCTCAAGGCCGAGCGACATCCCGCCGATGCCGCTGAAGAGATCAAGAACTCTGAGCATCTTTGTCATCGCGCCTCAGCAACTCAAAGAACGTTGCCTCATGCATGACGACCAACCGCGGCTGGCGATCAGCCCTAATGGTCAAGATGTCGACGTGGTCGGCCATCCAGCCGTAAATTTGCTTGAACCCGTTCGCCCGGTGCTTGCACTCAGCGACCCACGAGTTTTCGCGGCTGTCTTTGATTATGACGTCGCCTTTGAAACCCTCCGCTGCTCCCGACAGCGGAACCCGACGGGCATGCAACCCATAGTCCTTGGCGGCGTGAACCAGATTGAGTTCGTCGCGGTCGCCCTTTTGTTTCGACCTGTTAGGCATTTGGCTCTGCCTTTTGGCCACAAGAACGGCACCACCTCAATTCTTCAAAAAAATCTTCTGCGGTTTCGCAGAGAAGTGCCTCAAATCCATTGATTTCACGGTATTGACTGCGTGCAAACACCGCGTCTTGCAGGTAGTTTTTGGGAAGCTCCCGGGGTTGATCGTCGTAGGAAAGGCAGCTTCGGCCCGTAAAGGTATTTTTTGACAATAACGCCTCAAAAAACACGTCGCTGTCTTTTGGCACCGATAAAAAAATTATTTCGTTACGGAACTTCGAGGCAGCGCTCAAATCTTTCTGGTAATCAATACCTACTGACAACAACTCAGCCTCATCAACTGCGATCCACGCCTCGCCGCTATCGACATAGAGGTTCAAGATGTAAGTCCCTTTAACTATTCCGGTCATAAAAAAGCCCTCCTACCCTAAAAAAAGGGCCGCCCTGACACGGGAAAGTTCAGGGCGGCCATGGCCTGGGAGGCGCGTGATACGCTCACGCCGGCGATTAGTTGTTTGGGTCCTTTGCCCAATCAAGACAAGCTTGTTTGATTTTCGGGTCTATTTCCGCCCGCTCAATCGCATCTATGATCTTTAAGCGCGTGGAATATTTTTTTGGCAATCCGTTTACCGCCCATTGGTAAATTGATCGCAGCGATGTTTTGAGTTCGCGCGCAAAATATAGATGGCCGCCCACGGCCCGCATCAACATGTGATAATTCATGACGAAAATCTGTACATCCGCGGAGGTTATTGCGTCAACAAAATATTATTTTTTTATATTTTTTGATTGCTACGTCGATTTTTCATGATTAGCCTTTCAAAATTATAGCAAATCACTTACAGGCAAGAGGTAAAAATGCTTTGGAAGTTATTTACCGATTTAGTCGGAGCAATCATGATTTTTGTCCTCGGCTACATCGCGCTCCTGTGGGGCGTGGCCTTGGGCTTCCACTGATGACCCGTCAAAATCCGGCTGACACGCTCAAAGAACAGGAAGAAATGGAGCGGCGCCACGACGGCCCCTGGACGCAGCGCGACTTGGATCGCTATCGCGCAGAACTGAAACGCGCCCAAGAACGGCGCGAGCAATTGTGGGAATGGCACGAGTCCGACAAAAAAGCGCGCCAAGTCTACGTCGAGCCTGCGGGCGTTTGGATGACGGTGATTGACTGATGCCTCTCAGCTTTCCTCGCCACTCCGCTTCTGAAATCAACCTGTTCGTTGAAGGCGGTCCAGCCGCTGTAATTTTGAAGCATTCCGGCGTCAAAGACCCGATGAATGCCAACATGGCGGCGGGCATCGCAAGCGAAGATGGCGTGCGCGAGGGGTTGGTAAATCACGACATGCCGATAGAGCGTTGTGTGAATTTAGCGGTCGCTAAATTCAGTCGCTTGATGGCACTGAAAGCCGCCAATGTCGACGGTGTTGAGAAAAAGCGCAAGCAAATCCCAGACCTGGTGACAAACGCCTTGGAAGCCTTGCGGCCCTACGGAACGCCGCAGTTTCCTGACACTGGGCAGCACAAAATTGATCTGACACTTGAAGGCGTAAAAGCGCCATTTATTGGCTACCTGGACTTCTATTATCCAGAACACGGCCTCATCGTGGACCTTAAAACAACAACGCGCATGCCATCCGCCGTCAGCCCGTCACATGCTCGCCAAGGCGCAATCTACGGCACGGCTTTGGGTAACCACGAAGTCCGATTTGCTTACACGACGCCTAAAGAGTGTCGGATATACCGACAAGAAGACATTCGAGAGCGTATCGAAGAAGTCAGAACGATTGCTCAAACTATGGAGCGGTTCTTCTCCCAGTACGAATCATGGATGGAAGCCGCTCGTTTCGTCGTCCCCAATTACACAAGCTTTTACATGTCCTCGCCGACAATGCGGGCGGCAGGAAAGCAGTTATGGGGTTTTTAAACACGTTAAACAGGAAGGATTGAAATGCCTTTTAGTGATTTTCAGCCAACGGGGGGGGCGTTAACTCCCGCCGGCGGTTATCTGCCACGCATTCAGTGCGATGCGAGAACCGGGTTTTTAGCAAAGGTCAATCGCCTTCAAGTCGGTGACGCGTGGAAAAGTGTTCCAGCGCCCTTGCCCTACCCCTTGGCCCTGCAAATTGACTTCGCCAACCTTGAAGTCATTTGGGCCAGCTTTCAAAACGGCCCTAGCATCCACGCAGTTCGCTATCGCGATTTAGTCGATGGCACCGCTCAGATGATTGATCGGCCGAGCGAAGAACATAAGCCAGGCTTTCGGGTGCGCGTTTATAACGCCAGCTTGCTAGAAGGCGGGGTCCATGAATTTTCTTCAACCGCGAACTGCGTTCGCTCCGCCATGGACAAAATTCACGACGCTTTTGAGGCACAGGCCGCGGATTATTTAGATCAGGCGCCAATCGTGACCTTTAGCGGTGTCAGCCCAGCACCATCGGCGAAAGGCGTAAACTATTTCCCGATCATGGAGATTACGGGCTGGGAATCGCGTGACCCGTTTGACAATCTCTTAGCAAATGCAGAGGCACCGCCAACTGCTGTTGCTGCGCCGGCGCCTGCTCAGGTCACCGCACCGCCGCCACCGCACAACGCCTCCGCGACGCCTGAGTTTAGCTGATGAGCCGCGAAGCCGTCCTCGCCTTAGCTCACGCCGCGGTCATGGGCCGCGGCGAGGCTTATGGGGGACCGGAGGACAATTTTGCCAGCATCGCTGACCTGTGGACGCTCTGGCTCGACGGCAGCGATGGGCAGGTCACTTCCAAAGATGTCGCCGTGATGCTGGCCTTGGTGAAAATCGCCCGGTTGAAGCGTGACATTAACCATAAGGACAGCATTGTTGACCTAGCCGGTTACGCCTCCTGCCTCGGCGAGCTCGTGGGGGTAGGCGACGATGTTTGAGGAGATGCCAAGGGGTTTGACCCGTGCAGAGAAGATTGAATGGTGGTGGCGCAAGCATGATTATGATTGGTCGCACAGCCAGTCGAATTATGACCGCCGGCCTCACGATCCGCCTTCGAGTTTTGCTCGTCGACCGAAGCACTTAGATCGGGGTGAGAAGGAATGCCCTGATCGCCATATGTGGAAGACCGCTCACGATGTGGCGGAGCGCATTCATTTAGACGCGGTTCTGCTTCACCGGCGCCACGACTTTGGCAACGTCTGGGCCGAAGTGGAAGCAGTGAGGTGGGACTTGAACAGCTTCGACACCCTCCGCGTTGCACTTATGGCCACCGGAATACTGCTTAAGAAGGCACATCCGCCGTCGGTGCAGTGGGAGGCCAATTAATCGGCGTGAACATATTTATGGTCATCGGCATTCTTATTGAGCTCGCGAACGGTGTTCACGTTCTGCACATCCAAGAACGTGTGCCGTTTGAGGACATGGCCAATTGCGTCAAAGCGATGATCGAAATCAACAACGACGAACGCGCAACACAGGTTGCTGCGTGCGTCCAGAGATGGCCCACCGGTCGGGCCAAGGTCGGCCGTCCCAACATCCATGACGAGGTTACGCCATTGTCCTCATCAGGGGCGGCCGGCCGATGAATAAATATGTCCAATCCGGCTATGCAAGAGCGGTTGACGATCATTACCCGACCGTTGACCCACGATGCGCAAAAGCATTGTTTGAAAATTGGGATGTGCCGCTGCCGGCTCTCGACCCGTTTTGCAGTCATTTAGAAACCGGGTTACATCCGGCGTCCATTGGACATTTGGATAGCGCCGATCAATTTAAGGCCATCGTCACAAATCCACCTTATGACCGCAGCGTGGTCGATGGCTTGGTGTGGGATTGTCTCGCCAAGCTCACAGCAAATGTGGACCTAGTGGCCATTCTGATGCGCGTGCAATGGGATTGTGCCAAGAGGCGGCGCGCGATGTTTGAGCCGCCGTTTGCCTGCTCAATGCGTTTGCTTTTTCGACCTTATTGGAATGATCGCCGCAAGGCGTCACCGATCCACAGCTATCAATGGCTGATTTGGGACACGCGGTGGCACGGCTCGGCTGTCGTGAAACATGTGAGCGCGTCATGACCATCTACATCATCGCCGTTGTCATGTGGTGGGCTCACCCCGCGTTTACGCCTGATTTGGACAGCGTAGAAATTGAAACGGCCGACGGTCGGCCGCTGTTTTTCCAGACCGAAGATCAGTGCGCTGCCTACGTTGATCAAAATTTGCCGTTGCTTACGGCTTATGGCCACGCCGAGTTTCCTACCGCTTCAGCGGTGTCGGCGATTTATTGCGTAGAGCGCGTACAAACATGAGGGATTCAAAATGGATTTAAGTGACGCTAACATGATTCAAAACCGCCAACTTTTTACGCTTCGAGACCTCGCCCGACGCTGGGGATGCAGCCAGCAGACGGTGCGTATCATGTGTAAGAAGGGGCAGCTAAAGCACTTTAGAGTAGGAAACAGGTACAAAATCAACGCAGAACAAGTATGGGAATTTGAACAATGGCAGAACACGAAAAGCTCAAGCAGTACCGAGGAAAATGGTGCATCGAATTTAGAACGACCGAGATCATCAGCGGAGAAGTCTGCACCACCCGCAAGCGCATCTCACTCAGAACCGCCGACCGTCGTGTGGCGGAGCGTCGATTAGAGCAATGGAAGACCGATTTACGGCGATCCGCTGAGACCACGGTGAATGCGGCTTGGGACATTTACTCGGCCGATAAAGGCAAAGAACGGGAAGATTACAGTAGTAGATGTTTCCTGCCGTTTTTTGGTCACCTCGATACTAACGACATCAATGTTGACCTCTGCAAGGCTTATGTCGAAAAGCGTCGCGGCGATTTAACAAAGCGCGGGACCCTTGTACAAGACGGCACAATCATCCGCGAGTTACAGAGTTTGCGAGCGGCTTTGAACTACGCTGCCAAGCCTGGCCACCGTGACTTTAAGGTGGTGATGCCTAAAAAGCCGGCGCCGCGTGAGCGGTATTTGACCAAGGGTGAGTTCAAAAAATTTATTGCAGCGGCTCAAAAGAATGAGCGACTGGCCCTGTTTCTTGAACTCGCTTTGGCTACCGCGGGACGCAAGACCGCGATCACAGAATTGACTTGGGACAGGG